AAATGTGTCGTCTGTACGTGCCAAAAACCAATATCCTTTATCGGTTACTAGTTTTTGTATTCTGTCGTTGGGCAAGAAAGAAGAGATGTATGTTTCAATCATGTAATTTAGGTGTTGAGTGAAACTAGTCCAGAAAACCACTTCATATGTGGCGGTGAAAAACTGAGGCTGTGGAATCGTGATTATTTCCCACATGTTGTTGTTACTCACCCGAGTTTCCAGAAGGCCGCCCTGTAAAACTGACGTCTCACCGGCAAGTTCGCCAGTGTCTCTTCGAGTTGTTGGTAGTGACGAAAGATGATTGAAGCCTAACTTGTTGATCAAGTTCTGGTAATCTCTATCGCCTTCCTCTAAGCGTCTCTTAATCGCTAATGGCCCAGAGAATTGATTAATGCCACGTCCAGTGATGTCATCAGATGTTTGGTCGATTGACGTTCTACGCATGGAGATTGCAGGCAACATAAGAGTGTTGTTACGATCTCGGGGAGGGCGTAGGCGTTTAGCGAGGGCGAAGCGTTCGCCCGTGGCAAAGATAACGAACGGTTTCTTGATCTGAATCTGTTTATTGCCCGCCTCAACGAGACGGATGGTAAAGCCAATGTCTTTGTCAAAGAGCCGAAATAGCGCCATGTCAGCATCCTCGATTCCGCAAGGAGGTATAAGAAACGAATCAGAAGTACTGTCACCCTCATACCCTGAATCAACATGTGCTTCTGGGTTTTCTGGGTCTCTCGTTATTGTCTGACGAGTCTCGTTACGTGCCATAGGAGTAAGTATGGCCAGCCAGCGCCTAGTCTAAACTATAACTCATATCCGTAGTCGAGAACCACGACTCGTCCGTCCGCTGTTTTGCCCCAATGCTCAAGTCTGCTAAGATCGCTGTTCATAATTCGGCCATATGACATGAGAGTTAGTACAGAGGCAACTATCGGATGCTTGATAAGTGCCTTGGCCTTTTCTTCGTCTCGAATGGAAGACCTGTATTGGGTGGCCTTCATTTCGTCGCCTCGTTCTTCTAAAGACCGCAGTTCTTTTCTTTGGCGCTCAATGCGTTCCTCATAGATCTCCTCAGCCTCTTCAACTGTTTTTGTCATCTCGCCGACATTCGCCATAATCTTGATCAGAACTCCGAAGTTCATACCCGTGAGTTCTTCAAACTCCCAGCTGCTTCTTACTGGGCGGACTAGCTCTGCAACAATCCAGTTGTATTCTTCATCGGCATCATAAACCTTGGTGATGATAGGGTCAACCTTCGGATTCGTGAAGACGCCAACCTCAACCTGGTTCTGTTCCTTGCCAAAGTTATAGCTGCCAGTATCAGCCAACTTGAGTACGAAACGACTGCTGAGTAGGAAAACAATCCTGCTGCCTCCTCGGCCGATCCGTTTCAGATGTTTTTTGGCGTACTCTATCCTTCGTTCCTGAGCCCGCAGGTAGTGCTCTCTCTCGACGGTCTTGATAGCCTTAAGCTCTTCCCAACGGAAGCCAGTTTTTACCTCAAGTAACACTTGAGTGACTGTGAATGCAATCTGTTCTTTAAGCTTGATCATTGGTAGTATCTATCCAAGACTTCCTTTGTGAAGCCGTAATCAAGAAGAACCACTCGCCCGTCCGCAGTCTTCCCCCAGTGCCCAACCACCCCGACATCACCGAGTATCAAGCCAAACTCATCAACCAACTCCATAACGAGTCGAACAAAAGGGTTGCTCATGGATTTGAGAACAAGTTCCGCCTTTTCCATCATGTCGTTGTAATGCTCAATACTGCTTGAGTCTCTATCCTGTGTGACATCAAGCCTGTCAAGTTCATCGGCGGCACGGTCTATATTCGCTTCTGCTTGTTCTTGTGCCCACTCCAAGTTGTTGTCAGCGCCGAGGAACAGTTCCCAGGCAGCCTCGGCGATTTCGAGCTTTGTTCCTATCTTGTCCTCAAGCTCTCTAGCCTTGAGAGGGCGCACCAATTCAACAACTAACCATTGAACCCGGTGATTCACATCATCGTAATCAAAGATCTTAGCTACGACAGGCTTCATCTTGGGGTTTGTAAAAAGGTCAAGCTCGGCTTCATTTTGGCCGACACCTTTCATGAGGTTTGGCCCAGGTAACGCAAGCTTGAGTACAAAGCGATTGCTCGTGAGAAATGCTGTTCTTGACGAACCCATGCCTAACTGCTTGAGGTGCTTGTTTGCATATTTCCATTGGCCTTTGAAGGTCATGGTCTTAAACTTCCTCAAGTTGAAACCGCTACGAACTTCCAACAGGGTAGAAGCCACCAAATAATCGATTTGCTCTTGGAGGCTAAGGCTCACTCAACTAAATAGCGAGCATTGCCTGCACTTTACGCTTTTCTTCGCTGCGAATCTTACGGGGCGTAGAATCCAAAACATAAAGCTGCCCTGAGCTATGTTCATCCCACACGAACCATCCATATTCACAAGCGTCGGACCCTTTTCCTCTGAAGGAGGGCCGATTCGGCAACACGTATATATCTGGCGTATTGTTTTGCATCCACACTACACGTTTCTCAGACGCAAGAAAGTTCAACCGCAAGAGCATGCAAACCTGGTTTGCTTGCGTCATCGCATGTTGAATCATCTCCAATGCGAAAACGTATGGAGGGTTTGTGATGCACACCTGGGCTTTTGGCTTGTCGGCCGCCATTGATCTGTAACGTTCTTTGTAAAGGTCCCATTTCAGATAATCGGATATGTACGTCTCTTTCACACTTGGCGTATTTTCAAGTTGCTTACGGAACCGCTCTTGCAACTCAACAGCCACAAATTTACTATGCACGCCCGAGGCCTTACAAGCCCGTATAATGGCCCCATCACCTGCACACGGCTCAATCCACGTCCCATGTTGCAAACGGCCTCCCGTTTTCTCTATAAAGCGTTGCACACACCATCCGGGCGTGGGGTAGTAGTCGTTAGGGTCTCTTTTAGTTTTCCCTCTTCCTGTAGCACTCATTTTGGTGTGTATCCTTTTCCGAATTTAGCCATACGAAGATTGCGAGCCCAGAACCAAAGGATTTCTTCGTCAACTAGGACAGAAACAATGCCGTCCCAATGCGGCCTTTCCGTGTCCAATTCATCCACTGCGACAACCATACCCTTTACGTTCTTGTAAGACATGCTTTTCAACGGAGTCTTTTCACCTGTTGATTCTTCCACGCCTGTGGTGGAATTCAAAATCGTTGCAGGCCATGGAACATTAACTCCACTCAAAAGCTTGTCGAGAATCAGAGTCCATTTGTTCTTAGTGCCACTAATTCTATCATAGCCTCCACAAATGAATCGTTTGCCATCACTCTCGTAGTAGTCGGGATACCCAACTACGATGTCTCCAGGTGAGTACATTAGACTTTGTCCTTTTTTGAGCCAGAGGTACTGTTATGTATAATGGCCCCACCCTTAACGATTACCCAAGCATCAGCCATATCAAAATTGTGCTTGCCGTAGATCATCTGACCTTTGCTGTGCCCTGTCTTAGCAATGTGTTGCTCCCATGGGAACCCTGGGTTCATAGTTCGGACGATTTCGAATACCTTGTCCTTGGTTGACTTGGTCTTGTCCTTGCGGTCAATCTTGATACCCAACTGCTTACGAGCAGTACGCACATTTACCATAATGGGCTTGACTCCAAATAGCACGTGAGCTTGATAAGAAACGATACCATTGAAACGTGATAGGGTGAAGAGTGTCTTTGCACTTGAGAAGCCTGGAGTAAACTTCATATGGGCCTCTTCAACAAAGATTCTGTTAACTCTGTACCGTGTGAGGTCAAAAGCAGCTGCAAGAGACTCGTTGATGTGATCAGCCTTATCCCATACGTCTTTGAAGCGAGCTTTGTTGAGCTTCACAGCTTCCATAGAGATAAGCTCGGAAGTCTTGGAGTTGAGAATGGTGACACCAACAATGCTGGTGGAGATGTCTAGGCCGATGTCGACTGCGGTCCTGAGGTCTTTGATTCCTTCAGGGTTTTCGTCTTTTTCTTCTTTGTGGGGACTGGGCCAGCCTTTGCTGCCTTCTTCTTTGCCTCCAAAAGCTTCCTGTAGACTTTGATTCTCTTGTCTGTCCAGAATTCGTATACCCCGTTGTTTTGATTTGCCCATGATCTGCCAATCATAGCTTTTTTCTGAACGTGTCTACTGTTCAGGAAACGGAGGCTTTTAACTTCTACCAGTTTCTTGCTACCGTCACAGTATACGACCAAAAAGTCAGGAGTGTAGCTGCGTAATCTGCCCGTACGCATGTTCGAGCACCACTTCAATGCGAAGGGCTCGTACTCGTAATATGAGACGTCTGGGTCTTGATCTAAGAACTCACAGACTGTCTTTTCCCAACCTGAACGATACTTGGCAGGACCATTCTTACACTTGGTTGAGTGGTGGAAGCCTGTGTGGAATCGAGTCTTTCGTCTCCTGCGTTTTGGCGCTTTTTTCTTGACAGCGCCGGGCTTCTTCTTGACTGCTGGTTGTTTCTTTTTTTCGATCACTTAGTGGTGTTTCCGCCGCTTGCGCCAGCGTCACTAACTGCATCGACGACTTCCGAACCAGCATCAACTGCGACATCAGCAAGGTCCAACAAAGCGCCTGGGTCCGTCTGTGCGACCGCAGCAGCAAGAGGTCCAACCTCTGCTACCATGGCACTAACTTCGCCGCCTACTTCTGCTGTCTTTGCAATGGTGGCTAGAGCGTCCGCTGCTCCGAAGACACTATGGAACGCATGAAAGATGTGTGTAAGGCCAACAAGTAAGAATGGGAGAAGCATGATTTTATGCATCTGCATCTTGGTAATCATGCGAAGCTTTTTGTCGTTAGCAAAGTCTTTTTCGGAGGTGAGACCGACACCAGATTGCTTTTCTGAACGGCCTGCGACGCCCAACTTCTCTTTGACACCCGTCTTAGCCTTGTAGTAAAGGTAGGCCGCCTTGTTTGGAACAACCTTGTCGATAACGTTCTCTTCGGCGTGGTGAACCCACTGGCCAGCGTCATGCAGTTTCTTGGAAACAGACTGGGCTCGCTCAGAATTGAATTTCCCAGCAAGTTTGCTCAAAAGAGTTAGTGCCCACATGATTAGCTTAGGAGATGCCAATACGATGCCAATGGAACCCATCACGCTTTCGTCAAGTCGTTCTTCTGTTAGGTTGTGTGCCTCGGCTAGCAGCAAGTCAAGTTCAGCGTTTTCTTCAACCTCACGGAGTACCATAGTCAATTGGCTTAGGTTTCTGACAAACGCTTCTTGCGCAGCGGGCGCTGCTGCTGGTGGCGGCGCTTCTTCAGCCGCTGGTTTTTCTTTTTGCCCAGCTGCCTGAACTGCGGCTAGCGCTTCTTGTTTGTCCGCAGCTGCTTCTTTTGCTAGTTCTGGAGCTTCTTTTGCTAGTGACATGGCATCAGCGTACCCTGGGACACTCTTA